GGAGATGTACCCCAGAAACGGTATTTAAGTTTGAACCGAGTAAGACGGTCACGGTCATGGGGGTGGTACTCAGGGAAGCAGTGCGCTGGGTTCAATGGGATAACCCGAATGCGTCCTTCTTGTGGAATGCCAATACCATCTACGTAAGGCTCTTCATAAGCAATCTTTACAAAGCAGTCACCTGTTACTGATGCAAGTTGCCCCATTTCCCAAAGGGCATAGTGCTTGTTGTTATGTACTTCCCATACTTGGTGCAGGAGGTTTGGGATGATTGCAGAGTTTTGCTCAGGGCAACGAAACTGGATACCTTTGCCAAAGCAGAAGTTGGTGATGTAGTCCGACATGGTACGGACATAGTTCATGTAGAACTGGGATTCACCCATTTCACGACGGTATGAGTAGTGGTGACCCAAGTACCAAGCCCATGCTGCTGAATAACGGTTTAGTCGGGGACCGTGTACCTCAAACTCTTCGTCTGCAAGTTCTACAAGTCCAAGAGGAGAGATGGCAACGGTGAGGTCGCTAGATGACGCTCTATATGAGGGTGACCAGAAGTCAATTGCCATGTTTAACCTTTTTTAGTTAGTAGTTGATTATTTTTTAGGGGCTGCCTTTTTAGGGGCTGCCTTCTTTTTGGCTACTTCTTGCTTAACTTCTTCTACAACAATAGGTGCTTCTTTAGCGGCTTTTGCAAGAAAAGAAGCAGTGGCAGGGTCACCAACTTTAGTACTAGCGTATGCTAAACCAGTGATTAGTAGTGGCATAATTGCTGCCTGCATCCCGGGGTCAAGGTTTGCCTTGGCAAGGAAGAAAGAAGCAGCGCCAACAATAGCACCCTTAATGGTCTGGTCGGTAATTTGGGAATCTTTAACGCTCATTGAAACTCCTTAAGGTTCTTCACAATGATACTTTATTTACAAGGCTATTGTTCTTGGATATGCGTATAAAACGGGGAACCTGTATGAGGATCATACTGAGCAGCAATATTAAGAGCCTTTATACATAGGGTTTTGGCAGAGGCTGGGGTTAACTTGCTCTTACCCGTGAGCGCTTTTAATGCTCCTAGAGCATAAGATGCCCCAGTTCCCAATGCATATACACCGCTTTGGTCTGATGCCCATGCGTAACTACTGTCAATGACATAGATGGTGGCGTTAACAACCGCTATGATTTCTGAACTTTGTTCCGCCTTATGGTCAGACGATTCCTTTTCAGGAGAGGCATATCCAGTCTTGTCAAAGCATTCCCTGAGTTCAGGAATGAACTTGTTGGTAAAGAACTTGTCCAGTTGCAATCCAGACAGATTGGCTGTGGGAGTAGGCGGGATAAAGACATGGTGCAGAATATTGATAGCCCGCATGTCTCCTGCTGCACCTAGTAGGTACTTACCGTTCTTTGCAATCTTGTTAGCGTTTGACCTGATGGTCATTATCTGAGATACAAAGCCACCGGAATCCATTTCGGACAAACGAGAATCATTACCAATTACGGCAAACCCGTCACCTTGAATTCCTACAATTGTGGTCACTCCCCGCCCAGCAACTTTCCTTTATAGAACATTGTTCCGTCATGGATCGGCAACATCTCAGGATGGAAAGGTCCGTCACCCTCTTGGTAATAAATAATACCAAGACCTTGTTGCCAATCTTCTACGCAGGTAATTGGGCGACCATCTAAGTCCATACCACCCTTAGTTGATGGCACCATTCCATCTACACGTGCTAGACACCCAAAGGAAATAGCGGCAATGGTTTTTGGACCATCCCAATCACCACGGGTACGCTCAGCCCACTCACGGCGATGGATGTGCCCGTAGACTACAGATGATTTCTCCGTACCTAAGTACTTGTGTGCAGTAGAACCACCCGAAGCCACTTTGGTTCCATGAATAATCTTGATGCGGTTATTCAACCAAAACTGACTGGCTGGGTATCCAGCAAAGTACTCCACTCCAAAGTCTTCAAAGCGACACAGGAAGGGAATAGAAAGTACTGGAAAAGAGTCAGGTGTATTACCCTGCTTCAAACCAAATGCTGCTTTTGCGTTGTCAATGATGTAGTTGGTAAGACGAATTTCGTGGTTACCTTCCATCCAAACAATACGAGCATGTGGAGCAGCATCTCTAAGTTGTGCACAAAGAGTTGTCAAGTAGTTAATGGTTGCCTGTGTAGTTAATGAGAACGCAGGACTCAAACGATACTTTGACATTTCAGGAAGGTCTGCGTTGTCACCGTTAAGTGCAATGATGTCAGGCTTCTCTTCTCTAATTACCGTAAGAGCATAATCCATAGCAACTGGGTCATGGGTACTAACAAGTTCACCATTAGCATCTCTAAAAAAACCAGCCTGAATATCAGGAAGAACAACACACTTCTTCCAATTAGATATTGATTGCTTAACAGTAACCTTAGGCAACTTAATAGAAGGTCCTTGATATACAGGGTCCCATTCAGGTCCTTCAGCCCACTTAGGTGAAAACTGAATAGCAGCAAGGTCATGTACTTGTGCTTCACCATCTTGGTCTTTAGTTAAAGACTGGTAAAGAGATACACGTTTTACAGAACCAATTTCATTGATGTCAATGTTTTGACGATCAAGAATTTCAACAAGACGACCAAGCGCTTGTGCTTTTGATTCAGGTGGGTTACTCAGTTTATTTGCCAAATCGCTCACAAGAACACTCCTTGTTTACGTGGCGTTGAGTGGTGCTTACACTAAGTGAATAACCAAAGTTTTTAAGAACTTTAGTAAGCCAAGCAGTACTGTACGTTTTTGCTTTACCTACTCCGGCTTCATCACGAATACCGTTTACGGCTTTATCAAGTGCTGCTTTTTCAGCATCGTTAAGGTTCTCACGTATCTGTGAAAACTTACAAGTAGCAGGGTAGTTGCCGTTGTCTGGCTTGTTTAAAGCCTCTAGCAAAGAATCGGGTGTCATGCGTAATCCTTTTGGTAGCCAAAGTGCCCCTCACGAACACTTTCACTATCATACTAGCACTCCACGCATGGACGCAACTAATTATTTCTTCAGATGCCAATCAATATGACCGTCTAAGCGGTCACCAACGTGGGTAACACTATCTTGTACCTTGGTCAACCTACGAATAATTATATTATTCTCATCTTGCACTTGATCTAGTTTATGCATAACTATGCCGTGATCTAGGCTATTTGATTTCTGCATGTGGCGAAACTCTTTAATTGCAAGCCCAACTAAACCCCCAAGTACGGGAATGGTAGCGGCAATGATAGTTGCCCATGCAGCGTTCATTTTAAAAGTCCTTAAATCCGGGAAGAGGTTTAGGGGTATTTTTTTTAGATGCCTTTTTAGATGCTTTTGTTTTTGTTTTTCTAACAACAGCATTAAATTCAGGATCTTTATTATCCTGTCTACGCTCAAATGCCCAAATACCTTCTTGAACTAACATTGATGGAACAGTAAAGTCAAGACCAAGTTCTTGTTGAATACTTTCAGCAGCACGGTGAGTAGCCTCGTTACCTATAGCGTGCTGTAACCCTTCTGGGGTAACGTTTCCCTTACCTTTGCCGGGTTCAAGGCTACGCCCTGCTTTTGTTTTCCCAGTTTTTCTTGTAAGGTTTATATCAGCAGCCACTTTACGAACTGGTTGAGGTTGCTGTAGTTGGTTTGCAAGCATCCATGAATCATTTGGGGTTTGGTATCTATTTGATAAAATACCTTCGTTACTAGAACGAAGACCTTCAAAATCAAACATTAGTTGGTTTGGTGATTGTTCCCCTCTGGCTACTTTACCAATGTGTGATTCACGAAGTTGGTATTCAATATGCTCAGGATTGCGTGGAATTGCATCTTCATGTGACTTACCGTAAGAGAATAATTTAGGTTGTGTACTTGGGTTACTATCTCTAACACCTTGTAAAGATTCGTGGGCAAGGCGAAGGTTTGTGGTCATAGAGGTTTTAGTAAGATCACCTAACTTAACTTCAGGAGCATGTGGTTGCACTTCTGCACGGATTGTGGGGGACACCAATGAATACACTATGTTTCCGGGGATGTCTTTAAATGGAACGACATTGCCATGAAACTCTGTTGGAACTTCAGTGTTTTGCGTTCGTAAAGCATTAAGAACTTGAGGTGTAAAATGCACCGACCCATGGGTATGTGCATGAGCAAGGGCAGAAAGTGCTGCTTTTTCTTGTGGTGGTTGTGTTTGAATACTTAAGCGGGCACTAGCGTCTGCTAACCGAGTCATAGGAAATTCTGCGTTACCTACAGTTCCTGCAATCTTTTCATGACCTCTAAAGTAAAACTCTTGACCAGCAACATGCTCAGTAGGCAGACGAACGGGGCCTGAAACGGCTTGGTAAAATGCATTTTTACGAGCATTAACCATAGAATCCATAGTTACTGGTTTTGGTTCTAATATTGGAACAGCGGCAGCGTACCGTCGTCCTTTATTTCTCATATTAGGTTGTTTAGAGTTTAAATGGCTTTCCGCTGCTTGCGCCATTCTTTGTGGCAACTCTTCACTAAGTTGGCTATACAATAATACAGCGTCATTTTGATCTTTTTTAGATAGATCATTTCTAAAGTCAAGAACTTGACTAGACAAATCTGGTGATACAGGTTTTTTTGTTTTCTTTTTAGTAGCCACTGCTAGTCTGCCTTTATCGGGTTGTTACGACGGGTTTCTGTATTTCCCCTGTTTTCCGATTTGTAGGCACGGCGACCAGCGTTCTTGTATTCCTTTTTAGCGGCGTTCTCTTCTTGTGGAGTAATGACTTCACCGGCAGAGGATTCTTTAAACTGTTGCGGAGCAAAGTTCTGCATAGGGTCAACTGGTGCAGGCCCTACCGCTTCCATGTTCTTTTCAACCCTTACAACGCCAGTAGAACCCCTGTGCTGGGCGCTGTAATCAGAACCATAGGCTATAGGGCGTGGCAAGGCAGGCTTTGATGCGTGTATACCATTACGGAAATGGATGCTTCTAGAAGCGTTGTATTTATTAAATACAAATCCAGAACCGGCGTACACAGGGGATATGGGCATGCCAGATCCTGTAAAGGTGAGTTGGGGGGTATACCCCTGCCCAACTACTACCTCGTTTTGCCCTGCGTCAGCGGTCTGGGACATTTCCCCAGCCGCTTCCACGACTAATCGCTTACGACAGTTGGGTTTGGACGGTTCATTTTACCGCCCGTGTTGTATTCATACTCAAAAGATGGCATTCCATCGCCAGCCATTGCGCCCTGAACAAAGTCAGACAACACTGTAGGTGCTTCAATCCAAGATGCAGAACCTACGTGAGCACGCTCACGCATTGTGTCCATTGCATGCTTGTAGAACATCTCAGGGTTATTATGGTTGTCACGTCCGGGTGCAGACGTTGGGTCCATGTATGCGCCTTGAGCAAAGTCATTAGGTACATCGGTGTCTGTGGCTACGCCTTCTTCAAAACGAAGTGGTCCCTTGTTACCGGGAATGCTAGGTGCAAAACTACGTTCAAATACGGGTGTGCCTTTTTCAGGGAACATCGGTGCTGGTGCTACGTTCACTAAATCCTCCAAAT